CTACTACCTAACCCGCTAAGCTCTATTGTTAGTCATCTACAACTTATATACTCTCGAAAGGTCTCTCATTCTAACTATCTTATACATTTACTACCTTACCTGTGCGCATTCCTTTTAACCTCTGGTGGCCTATCCTCGGTTACTATATTGAGAGCATTGTTTCTACCGGTTAGCATCCCTCTATGTCTCTCATCTTTGACCCAAAACCATATTAACTATATAAGAGGTGGTGGGGCTTTTGCGTTAAATGATACCCCCTATTAAGTCTTGCCTTTAGTAAGTAATCGGTTAAACCTCTCTAGCTCACTAGCTTGAAATCACCAAGCGATATCAGCTAGTGATATCGGCAGCCGATACCAGTAAACTCTACATAACAGTTATAGTGCGAACCAAATCCAGGCGTGAAACAAGTCTTGCCAGGTCTCTTGTTAGACCTGAAAGCAAAGCCCCAATACGAAGGCTTAGTTTGGGAGTGAGTCCCCTATGTTTGTTTTTTCGTCCAAAATTCCAAAATCCACACAGAAACTCTAAGTGACATAAGGTAGGCTTGACTTAAATAAAGAAAGGTGATAGAATAGGGTAGACGCTTAACATACGTGTATAGGAGGAGCTAAAAGAAAGGAGGGTAACGATGCCGTATAAAGACAAGGAAACAGCAAAGGGGAAGGCTAGAGAGCGACAGAGGAAGCATAGACAGGGTGTGACGGGGCAGGGTGTGACAAACGGAAACGCGCTACCCGTTGATGGGGTGGCGTTGGCCAGGGACTTGCCTCGTCTATTCACCCCGTCTAAGTTCTTAACAGAGGAGGACTTGAGGGTAGAGCAGCAGGTTAGAGAGTCCTTAAGCAAGATGGATGGAGCCCGTCTAAGTGCCTTCAGAGGGTTATCTAACACCTTCACCCCCAATAGAGCCTAAGTGCGTCTAGTACTGTCTTATAGGTATGGGGGAAGATATACAATTGACCCGCATGATTGTAAATGGGAGGAGTATCACAGGGAGCTTTATTTAGCTGATATTAGAGAAGATGGACTCTCAAGGAGTATAAATGAAAGATGTTAAAGATGTAATAAATGCACTTGGTGAGGAATTAGGGGAGATACCCAGTTTTCCTGTGAAGCCGGGGAGGAAGCCTAGTTCTGAAAGAGTCCCTAATAGTGGTGTTCAGAAAGGGTGGAAGTATGATTCGGAGAAAGCTTTAGAGAAGAAATTAAAAGCGATAGATGATTCTCTTATGGAGAGGTCAATGGCGGGTAACACGAATGCGTTAAAGATATATTATCAGAGATTAGGATTACTAACTGAGAAGACGGAGGTAAAGATTGGACTCAGTGCAGACGAGATTGCTCGGAGAAACCTCGATGCCAGACGAGAACTTGAAGGACAGGGTTATGTCAGAGGAGAAGAAGGACAGGGAGTGGAGAAAGTGCAGGATGAGTCTTCTCTATTACATGACCAACTATGTCTGGATTCAGGACAGGGTGAGGCAGGCGATAGTGAAGTGGGAGGCGTGGCCTCATCTACTTAAACTATTGGAATTAGTACAGGCTTGGAGTGACCAGCCGCATCCTAGAGAGCCTCTGTATGTAATAATATTCAAGTCAAGGCAGGTAGGTGCGTCTACGACCTTATCTGGGATAGCGAATTGGTTGTGTTCCTTCTTTCAGAGTACTAAAGCTTTAGAATTGTCTCAAAAGGAAGAGATAGCTGCCGAACTTTTAGACAGGTCGAGGTTTATTAACAGGGAACATCCCGACTTTCTTAGGTTAAAGATAGACCCAGACCAGTCCTCTTTATTGGGGTTTCCTGCTACCGACTCTAGGATAAGGGCTTTACCCTCTACTGTAGATGCGGGTCGGTCAACAGATGCTACTTTGGTTGTAACAGATGAATGGGAAACCCACCCAGAAGCCGAGAAGAACTTTGCTGCCGTAAAGCCCCCGATTGATAAAGGGGGCGTATTTATAGGGGCAACTACTATTGATAAGACGAATATGGACTCATTCCCTAAAAAGATTTGGAGGGAAGCCAAGACTGGGGAAAACGGATTTATTACTTTATTCTGGGATTACTATGTAGTTCCTGGAAGAAACGAGGAGACATGGGAAAGGGCAACTAGAGGACTGGCAGACTGGCAGAAGGAAGCCGAGTACCCAAGAAGTGAGGAAGAGGCTTTCTCAGCACCCAAATCCACCTGTTACTTTAATCGGGATGCGATTTCAGAGATGTTCAAGGAGTGCTATGAGCCTTTAGAAGTAAGATACGGAGGTCTGGTCAGGATTTATAAGAGGTCTGTAGCTCATCGTAAGTATTCTTTTGCTGTAGACGCTTCTGAAGGACAATACGACCCTTCCGTTGGGATAATAGGGGACTGGCAGACAGGTGGCGATGTTGCTTCAGTTAATGGTAAAATATCAATAGACCAGCAGGTAAAGATTTACTATGAACTCTATGAGGAGTATAATAAACCATTAGTGGCTATTGAGAGGAATGCTCAGGGTATTTTGCTTATTGAAAGGTTAAAACAGATGGGGGTGACCAATTGGTATTACAGTGACCCATCCAAAAAGAAAGAAGGTTGGTGGACTTCTCATGTTACAAGACCCATAATGTTAAGCGAGTTATCTGAAACTGTATCTGAGAGGCAGAAACTTATTCCCATGAGAGATGCCCTTCAGGAGTTTTTGTCCTTTAGTTGGATAGATGGCAAACCACAAGCCGTAAGGGGTGCGCATGACGACTGGGTTATGTGCCATGCTATTTTGGGTCAGTTAATGAAAAGAACGCCCGCAGGGGAAATGAAGGTGAGTAGTTTTAAGTATCACCGCTAGGAGGTTCTATGGATATAACAGTTGAACAGATAAGCGAATTAAAGACCTATTTTGTAGATACACTATATAATAAGGTTAAGAGGGAGCAGGAGATAGACCAACAGTATTATGACGATGCGTTTGAGGTTCCTGAGATTAAATCTCCTCATCATGTCTATCGGTCTGGTCTTGGAGTCAGAATAATAGATGCCCCTGCCGAGCAGATAGTAACCTCCAATCCACAGGTTTTTGCTGATATTCTCAAAGGAAACACGGAGTCGGGGCTAAAGTTAAGTAAAACAGCAAATAATTGGGTTGATGTTTTAAGAAGGCAGAACCCCAATCCATTCAAGGAGAGTGTTAAGAATATCCTGTTAAGAGGAGTCAATTATATTAAGGTTGTTCATAACGAGTCGTGGGTTACAGGAAAAATGGAGAAGTACGGGATTCCTGTTAAGTTTATCTTAATAGACCCGATGGTTATTTTTGCTTCCCCTGAAGAAGACGATAATGGAATCCCCGATAAGGTTATTTTGTGGTACAAACGACAGTTATCTAATGTCCAGTTTCTCTACCCTGATTGGTCTAACCCCAAGAATAGGAGGGGTAAGGACTCCAGCGTAGAGTGGCTGGAATACTATGACAAAAATGTAAGGTACATAGAGGGTGATGAGGAGGCTATTACCAAAGATGGTATTCAGGAAAATATCTATGGGTTCGTGCCATTTGTTCGCAAGTATTCTGGATTTGGCAGAAGGTCTCCAGATGGGGAGATGGCTAACCTAATTGTTAGTGATATAAGAAGGTCAAGAGATTTACTAAGAGAAGAGTGTGCCGAAAGAAGTAATATCGCTAGCATTTTGTTCTTGTTCGCACAGAAACCTCTCCTAATCACCTCTCCTGGTGCGATAGATGAAGGTAACATAAGGGAGAACCTAAGTGCAGGGTCTTATGATATAAATGTCATACAGAATATGCCAGAAGGTACTAAGATTTCATCTGAAGAGTTTGGTATTGAGCAACCTAAACCTGAAATGTATAAGCATCATGCTGATGTGGTTGCTGAGTTAAATCAAAGACACCCTTTTATAATGGCTGGATTCCCTTTCGGGAGTAGTGGCAGGCAACAGGATATGACACAGTCCACAGCCATGAGAAGGTATGATACGGTAGTTGAGAACACAGAGACCGCGTGGGCTTCAGCCTTTGAAATGGCATTTCGTATCTGTAAAGCCGTCCCTAAGTTACTCCCTGATGGACTAAGTAAGAAAGACCTTGATTCAACTTATAAATGTGAGGTCAAGTTAAAGGCTAAAGACCCCATTGAGGAGGATAGAAGGATAACTTTAGGCGATAGATTGTGGAATACGGGGAGAGGGTCTATTGATTTGGAGACTTTCCATGTTGAGTTTCAGGGTAGAACGAGAGAAGAGTCAAAGGAAATCATGGGTAAGATGTTAGCAGACCAGGTTACATTCTTTGACCCATTATGGGCACAAGTGGTTGGAATGGAAGCTGCTAAGGAAGCAGGCATGGAGCAATCTCTTGAGGAAGCTACCCAGATGAGACAGATAATGGAAGCCCAAGAGAAAGGGCTTCGTAAAATCCCTGCTACGACCACAGAAAGAGTTCAGGGTGAAGTGGAGACACCAGAGGGTAGAGAGGCAGGGATAGTTGGGAATCGTGGGGCAAGAACGCCCCCTGAAAGATATAATAGAGGTGGATAATGGAAAGAAGTCCCTTTGATATAGCCGTTGATATTCTTTCGGATAGAAGACAGTTAGCTAAAGACGAACTAAAGAGTCGTTTTAAGAGAACACGACCTTTCAGGAAAGACCCTGTCTCAGAGGAAGAGCAACTTTACTATTATAATCAAATGACTACTGAAACTTTAGACAGGCTTATAGCTGATTACGGAGAAGAGGCGGCAAATAATTACCTCTTCAAGATGAATCAACTGGAGGAGAAATTTAAGAACAAAAAGGGGGTAAAGTGAAGAAGACTGATTTGGCTTATGTAGCGGGACTTATTGATACAGGTAGATTACTGATTACAGCGATGGACTTCTCTAAGCAGAACTTCTCATTGAATATAATAAAAAACGCCATCACAGTCATTAAAGTGAGAATGAACTTGCTGTTCAAGAAGTGCAATCTATGTTAATGCATAAATATAATAAAGTGGGTAAGGAGGAGTAAAATGCCAGATGGAGTTGGAGTTCCAGGACAAAGATATGGATTAACAGAGGCAGAGTGGAATGCTTATATGAGATGGTTTTCAAACACCTATGGTTTTTGGGTAAGTATATCCACTGAAGGTGAAGCTCATGAACCTTATATCGCAGAATGGAGGGCAGCAAAACAGCCATACTTAGGATTGGCTCCAGGCGAACCTTGGATACTGCCCGAAGAGGCTGAGACACAAGCTAATATTGCCTTGCAGGAAAAATGGGGGCAAACTATTACGGAAACTGGTGGTATTCCTGTTGACCAACTAAGCGAGAGTGATATAGCAAGATTAAAGGGACAAGGGTGGACAGAGAAAAGCGAAACTAGCCCATTCGGTGTGGTTACACGTACAATGGTGCCACCTGAGGTTTCGCCTGAGGAAGAACCTGAAGAAGAAACCGATCTACAAAGGATGGAGCGTGAGGCTGCACTTTTAACCCAGCAAGAAGCTGCTCAAAGGTGGGCTAGGGGCAGCGCCTCAGATATTTTAGCTCAACAGCAACTGGGTTTACAAAGAGAGCAGTTTGAATGGCAGAAACAGCAAGCTACACTCGAAAAGGAAAGAAGCTATGAAGATACTCGTAGAAGATTAGAGGCTGAGTGGGCTGGCCCCGCTGATTGGATTAAGAGATGGAAACTAATGCAACAGCCCAAGACATATCAAGAGTCTATCGCTCCTCCTACACCGCCTACGGACTTTCGTGCTCAACTTGATAAGACGATAGCTGATGTAGAAGATATGATAATCTCTGGCACAGGTTCAGAGGAAGAGAAGGCAAAATTGACTAATGACATAGTCGCATTAAGAAGGTCAATGGCTATTTATGGGGATGTCTATCAACCTCCATCCAAGACTACAGGCGAACCACCTGCTCCTGACTGGTTAGCGAGGTTTGTCCCTTCTCAGAAAGCAGGGCAACCGATAACCAAAGCAAGAACAGTTACACCCAGTGGTCAGCAATGGGCAGTAACGTCAGAATCGGAAAAGGCGGGTCTGAGGGGTTACACTGAATACGCTGGGTATAGGTCTTATGCTGACATATTAGGACAAATGGCTATGATGTTACCTAAAGACCCTACCAGAGGAACTCAGTGGAAACCAACTAAAGCGAGGGTTTAAATGCCGATTACATGGCTCCCAAAAGTGCAGACACTAGAAGAGGAAATCGCTAAAGAGCTTGCCCGAATTGAGGCTTTAAGCATTAAACGAGAACAACCTGAAGCTCCTAGATGGGAACCTCAAGATTTTACCTTTGCACCAAGTGAACCCTCTTTTGCTCCTGAACCTACGGCATGGCAACCTCAAGCGCCTGTTACTCCGCAAGCTATGCCTAGAGTTACCCTTGGAGTTATGCCTACTGCTCCAGCACCTGAAGCTCCACCTACTCCTGAAGAAGCACCTCAAGCATGGGAGATGCCTAAAGTCTATGCAGAAGGGGCTATGCAGAAGGTTGGAGAGGCAATATCCAAAGTGCCTATACTGCCCGAAGCTCTACAGTTTGTTGCTCCTGTGTTTGAGTGGATACACGAGAAACTAGAAAAACCATGGGCTTCTATAATAACTTCTCCTTTTTCTCCATCCTTACCATTCACGAGGGGAGAAACATGGTTAGAACATGAAAAACGAGAGTATGATACATGGAAATCCCCAACCTATGCTAAGGGTGTGGCTGAGTTCTCTATGCCATTCTGGTGGGTGCCTTGGCTTGGATGGGCAACTAAAGGGGCTAAAGCAGTGGGCGTTGGTGACAAGATGGCACGAGTTCTTACACAACTCCCTGCTAAAAATCTGTCACTACCTTCAAAGGAAATTCTAAATAGCACATTATACAAAAAGGATTTCTTTAAGACCGCAGCTTTGTGGGCTGAAAATAAACCTGTTATTGGTGGAGTCGTTAGGGCAATCGGCGGGCCGAGTGCTTTTGTAAAGGATGTTGGTGAGTTGTATCCTGCTATGGATATAGCCACTAAAAGACTTATAGCAGTAAATGTTAAAAATGTGCCTGTTGCTGTAACTGATGTGGTCAAACGGGAGGTTGTAAACCGTGCTGTTATTTATGATATGAGGCATGGTTATAGAGGATTACAATTGCCTAGAATGCAGAAATATGGTAATCCAGTAGATGTTCTTCAGGTAGATGATTTTGGGAGAGTGATGACAGCTACTCCTAAGAGTGGTAATGAGTTAGGTAGAGGACTGTCAGAAGTTTTTGAGAACCCTGATTTATATACCTATGCGTCTAAGGAAGCCGAGTCTATTGTAAGAGAGGGAAACAAGATAATAGCTGAGGTAATGGAACTAGCAGGCAAGGAAGGCGTTAAGGTAAAAGGGAAACCAATATTCCATCGTTTAGTGGAGGGAAAGGAAGTTCCTCTTGGTGATAAAACGGTTTATGAAGCTAGTGAATATGGTTCTCGTTTTGAGATAGCAAGGCATCACAAGACAATGGAAGAGGGTATTAAGGCTGGTGTTCGTTATACTAAAGACCCATTAAGAAGTGTAGGGGCAACGATAGACCATTACTTCAAGAGGATATCTACCAAGAGGTTTGATGATGAAGTTAAGAAATTAGGTATGACAATTCCTGAAATGGTGGCTTTGGTAGAGCCGCAGTTAATGGATACAATAGTTGGATTGAGTGCTAAAATCGGGTCAGCATCTTACCTTACACAAGCGTTAAAGAGAGTAACTTCTTATGGTGGGAAAAGAATTCCTGGGGCACCAATGGCTAAGATTAAAAGGGGAATGCCTGAAGTAGCTGAAAGGATTGAGCAGGCGTTTTCAATTTCCCCTAAAGAAATTGATAAGATAGTATCAGCATTAGGCACAGATTTAAGAAGGGCAACTAAGCTCAATCCAAGAAGCCTAAAGGTAATCATAGCTCAATACCAACGGACTCCAGGTAAGATTATGGCACGAGAAATAGATGAAATGGTAAGCTCACTTAATGTTAGCAATTCTATTAGTCAGAAAGCAATAACCAGAGCTTATAAAGCCGTATACGAGTCAAGGAAGGGGTTTATTGACGATACATTAAAAGCAGTCAAGGGTGAGGCTGAGCAAATAATTAAGTCAACTAAAGCTGAACTATCTCCATTAAAAAAGCAGTACAATCTTCTTGCCAGACCTTATCGTGAGGGGAAGCAGGTGTTTGGTGGGTTAGCCAAGTTCCAGATGCACCCTGCTTTTAAGAACATGATATTTGATAAGGAGGTTGTAGATTTAGCTGAAAAGGCTCTTGGTGCTACTGGTAATCAATGGCTAAGAAATATGGCTAACATTAGTGGCACAGGTAGATTACTGATTGCAACGATGGACTTCTCTGCCCCATTCATTCAAGGTCTGTCCGTGCTAGGTAGAAATCCGTTAGCTTGGGCAAGGGGTGTTGGTAAGCAGTTTGAGTTCTTTGCTAAACCTCAGAACTTAATGAAGTATTTAGACGACCCTGCTGTAAGAGCTATTTCTTCAGAGAGGTGGTTTTATGGTGGTTCACGTTCAAGTTTTGAGTTTTTTGAGGCGCTGAAGCCAGTACAGGTGGGTGTTGGTAAGATTCCAAAGGTAGGGGAAATCGGACAAAGAGTTATCTATCAAACATACGGTAGAGCAGAGGCAGCCTTTACAGGCTTCGGTGAGGTAGCTAGGAATGAGATGTGGAAGGCGTTAAGAAGTAAGGCAATAAAGAATGGTGTTTTTGATGATGCTGCTGCTAGGGAAATCGCACGAACTATAGATAGGATGACTGGTGTAATGTCTGTTGAATCGTTGGCGATAGGCAGGACTCAGTCTGAGTTTGAAAATGCCTTTATCTTCTTTGCTCCAAGATATACAAGGGCAGGACTATCTTATGTTGCTGATGTAATGAAGGGTGGTATAGCTGGGGCTGAGGCACGTAAATCACTCGGTGCTTTGATGGCGAGTGGTATGGCAATGTATTATGGGGTTACTACTGCATTGGGACAGAAACCAAACCTTGATATAAACTCTTCTCGTTTTATGACTGTTAAGATAGGTGATGACTATGTAGGTATAGGCGGTATCTTATATGGTTTGGGCAGGTTAACTGCGAATGTGGTAGGAACGGCGATAGAAGAACCTGTGGATTTTTTGAGTTTGAGTAGGTTTGACAATCCGTTTATTAAGTTTATGTTCTCTCGTACCGCTCCTTTAACTGGTCTCACAGTAGGGGCTGCTTTGGAGCAGAAGAACTACTTTGGCGAGCCTCTTGAAAGTATTGGTGATTGGGGTAAATTCTTTGCTGAGAAGGTATTACCGATTGCTGCTCAGAGAGCCATACTGGAACCAGAGCATAGAGCACCATCTTTATTCATATCAGAGGTAATGGGGGGAAGAACCTTTCCTAAGAGTGCTTGGGAATTGCAGGAGGATGAAAGGGAAGTGGTTGCCCAAAGAGAGTTTGGTGCTCCATATGAGCAACTAGATTTACTAAAAAGGAAGCAGGTTGACCAATTTCCAGAAGTAACTCGTTTCCAAGAAGAGATAGATAAACGAACTACACAGAGAGGTAAGGCACTGAGTGTCGCATTCTTAGAACGTGGGCGTGATTTAGATGATGCTAGATTTATGCACAAATCAAACATAGAGCAACTGCAAAGGGCTTACGATGCTGGTGTAATAAATGGTTATGAGTTCAAGGAAGGTGTTACTGAAGCCAATGTTGGTTATGGAGCTACCTACGAGCATATAAACCAAAACACACGATACACTGAGGTGGTGGCTAAACTGGAAGAACCAAGAGATGTATCTCGCCAATATAGGTGGGAGTTGGCTTACGACGAACTCATGGAGGCTACCACCAGTAATAGGTTTGAGGACATTTATGGTATTTTTGATTTCACAGCTTATAATAACTTTTTAGAAGACTTAAGGATAAAGTATGGTGATGATGATTACAATCAAGCCTTAGAAATGAGAAATGAGAAATATGCTGAATACCCTCCTATGTTTCAAGAACTTCAGAGAGCTAAACAGGTTCTCAAATCTTATTGGCAGGTACAAGAGGAAGCAATCAAGATATTCGGTCAACCCAGAACTAAGTGGCAAGAGAACAGGCTTAACGCTTTTATAAGCAAAATAAGAAAACAAAAAAGGCTTGCCTCCCCTGAAGTTGAGAAGTATATTCAGCTTTTTTATTCAAGAACTTGACAAATAAGTTTTGTTAGTTTATACTATTAGGTTAGACCTTTACAATAGGTCTGAGGAAAACGGGGGGGACGACCTGAGATGAAAGTTTTGGGGTGTCCCCCCCTTTCCTTTTATCAAGGTTGTCCCCCTACGAAACAGGAGGATTAAATGGAACAAGGAACAGAACTTGCGGAGCAGGTTGAACCGCAAGCTCCTACCGCAGAGGAGAAGCTTGAATCTCTCCAGACTCAACTTACAACCCTCACCGGTGAGTTAGAGGTTAGTAAGAAAAGCTACAAAGGACTTCAAGAGACGGTAAACAAGAAGGATGCCGAAATAAAACGGCAGTCCAATCTAGACTCTCGGATTGAGCAACTGGGCGACAGGATTGACCTTATCGCCACTGCTATTGCTGCTGGATACCAGACTGAGGAAGTAGAGGGTCTCCCAAAAGATGCGAGGCAGGACATTCTCAAGCAACTGGAAACCCAAAGGCAAGAGTTAAAGAAGAAAAAGGAAGAAACTGAAGCTACTACGAAAATGGAGGCTTTACAAACTACTGTTCTTGACTACCAGAAAAGAGTAGAAAGTTTGGGGCTGAAAGAAGAGGATGATGCTTACTGGCAGGTATATGACTTGGTCACTACTGGAGACCCAGCTAAACTTCGCCGAGCAGACATTCTCTTAGGTAAGCTAGAAACAAAGCCGAAAGAAAAGGAATCCGATGAGGAACGGATAGAGAGAATTACGGAGGAGAAACTTCGTAAGACTCTTGAAGAAAGGGGCTTACTTACAAGCGAAACTGGTAGTCCCTCAGCCAGTTCCACCAAATCTATGGATGCTTATGCTAAATACGCTAGAGGTGAGATTAGTGAAGCAGAAGCCAAAAGGCTTGGTGCAGTATTTAGTTGAGGAGAATATAAATAGGAGAATAAAATGGCGATACAGACGGCAAAAACGGGCAATCTTGAAGATGCCCAAAACATTGTGATTGCTCAGGCAGTTTACACAATGGAACACAATATGCCGACTGCTAACCTTGTAACGCATCTTCGGTTGAATCAGGGTGAGAAGCAACTAACTTTACCAAAAGTGGGGCAGATGACAGCAGATGACCTGGTAGATGGTGTGGATATGATTTCCAGTGAGGAAATCGGACTGACCACTACCGACCTGACCACAGGCGAGGTTGGCTTAAAAGTTATCCTGACCGATAAGCTTGTTAGGCAGTTTAATGAGGATGTTCTCAAGATGATTGGTCGGCAAATGGGTGATGCAATGGCTAGGAAAAAGGAGAGAGACCTTCAGGCATTGTTCAGTGCCTTGAATGGTGGAACTACTCTTGGTGCGGACGGCAAATATCTGTCATTGCAAAATGCTCAGGCTTGTGTGGTTCACGCTACGGCGAATAAGTTTCCTAGTCCTGTAGCGGTGGTTCATCATCCCAATGCGATGGGATACCTTGTTCAATCCACATTAGCTATTACCAGCACTTACTTTCAGGGTATTCTTGATGGTTTTGCTGAGGAGCTTGTGAGAAACTTCTGGTCTATCCGCATAAACGGGGTCAACTTCTTCCATTCAGGAGAGATTGATAAAATAAGCGGTGTGGATAGCGGGTATGGAGCAATCTTCTCCAAGAGTGCTATGGCTATTATTGAATCTCTAGCACCAGTAGTAAAGAGAGAAGGGGATATATCCATCCGAGGAACGGAAGTGGTTGTGGTCTCTGACTATGGTGTTTTTGAGATAGACGATACCTATGGCGCGCCTATGAGATATGAGATGGGGGCGTTGGCAACTAGCAACTAAAGTAACTAATTTGGAGGTGTTGAGTTGGACAATAAACAGGCAGCAGTGGTTAGTCGGTTCGGGTATTCAGTTGAGATACTGAAAGGTCTAAAAACAGTTCCTAAGATGACTTACTATAAGCCGAATGGGGATGCACTGCCTGGTCTTCCATCTGACCCTTATCATTTGGAAAAGTATCTGAAGAGGGGGTTCACCTTAACACCTCCACAGACTAAACCGCAAGAAGGAGAGCCTGTTGGCTTTCCCTGTGAGACCTGCGGTAAGGTCTTAAAAACCAAACTCGCATTGGCGGGTCATAGACGGTCTCACAAATAAATTAGGAGGTAAAAATGGCTTTTCCTGTAGCTATGAATTTAGATTGGGAAGAAATGACGACTGAAAGGTCTACCCAGAAATTCCCATTGGGAAGTGTTGGGAGGATGATTGACGGCAGGGCTTTCCGCTATGCCAAAAACGGTGGTGTTGCTCTCAGGGCTGGCAGTATAGTTCAGGGTGTAGCGCCACAGGTTTGGAGTGCTGGTGGAACTTCGGGGCCGTTGGCATTGGAGAACGGCACAACCCAGACTTCAACTTGGAAGACACTGCAATTAGAAACCACCTTTACTACGCTGGATGCGAAGGATTATTTCAAGGATGGGTGGCTCTATGTTAGTTCCACTGGGCATGTTGCTACTGTCGGGTATTCTCTCCAGATAAAATCTAGTAAAGCCCATACTGCTAGTTCAACACTACTGGAACTAACACTGATGGATGGTCAGCATTTGCTGGCTACTCTTAACACCAGTGACAACAGTTTCGGTATAATGAGAAACCCATACGAAGCAGTAATTGTGGTAGCACAAGGTGCTGCTCCGACTGCAATTGTATTGGGTGTTCCTCCAATGGCGATTACCGCTAGTTATTACTTCTGGCTTCAGACATGGGGGTTAGCTCCAGTTGAGGCTGGTAGTGCACTCGCTGCCCCTGGTTCAGGTGCGGTCTACTCTACCGATGCTGCTAATACAGGTTTGGATGACATGTATACCAGCACTGGTATTCTGGGCTTCGGCTCAATCGGGCATATAATAACAGGCTCGGTTGCTGGCGCTTATGTTATGGTAGACCTGAAACTCAATCCGTAAACTAAGAACTAGAAAGGATGAAGGGGAGGTCTGAATAAGGTCTCCCCTTATTCTAAAATGGCGGAAAAGAAAGAAATCATCATATTAGCTCTAGGCACAAGCAGGCTTCAATGTCCGTATGACTGCGAGGTATGGTCTGTGAATATGGGCTATCAACAAATAGCCACAGAGCATGGCAGGATTGATAAAATCTTCATGGTTCACAGTCAGGTATATTCACCAGAGGGGAATGCATACTTTAACTGGGAACACTTCAGGATGCTTCACAAAGAAGGATGCGACCTTATAAATCTACACAGGGTAAAAGGTGTTCCGTTCCGCAGATACCCCCTTGAGAGGGTTATTCGTAAGTTAGGGCTTAACTACTTCTCCAACTCTATTTCGTATATGATTGCCTATGCTCTCTACAAATACACCAAGAGAGATAAAAAGACAGGCAGGTTAGTTTTGAATCAGCCACTAAAGCTAATACTTTATGGTGTGGATATGTGGGAAGGTGGTGAGTATGCTCAAGAGAAGGGTGGGGTGGAATGCTGGATTGGCTATGCTTTAGGGTTAGGTGTGGAGGTTATTATTTCAGCAGGGTCTTCTTTGCTTATTCCGATAGGTGGTATGCCTTATGGGATAGAACTACCAAAGGGGGATTATTTTGACCCCTTTGGTTTGACTAAAGGGAAAGAACTCTCTCCTGAGCAGCAACAAGAAAAGATACGAAAGATGGTGGCTCAGCAGAAGAAACGGAGATTGCCCTGGGCTAAGTTCAGAGGAGAGTCTGGAGAGGGATTGCACAGGGAGCTAGAAAAGCCCCTACCACAAAAGGAAATGGTAGAGGCTCTCTGGTAGATTAAACGGTTTATCAGCCGTAGCTTAGAAGGCTACGGTTTTTTTATTTTAGGGGCTTGACAATGTTACTTATAGGTGATATGATAGGTAATGATGAAACTACCTAGATTTAAGTGTTTACGATGTGGACATGTTTGGATACCTAGACGAGAAGGTACTCCACGGATTTGCCCTAAATGTAAATCAATTCGCTGGGATGAACTTCAAAAGGAGAGTAAATGATACTATTAAGATTTGCTACTGAAGCTGATTTACCCTTGATGTTAGCTTGGAGAAGTCAGGAGAAGGTTTATCAAGGGTTCTACACGCAGAGAGAGCCTCTTAAATGGGAAGAGCATATCCATTGGTTTAAGGGTAGAAATCAGGATTGGGTAACATTCATTATCATCTATGAGACCCGACCCGTAGGGGTTGTTGTTATCGGACAATTAGACCACTGGAGTCCAGAGATAGGGTATTATGTGGGAGAGGTTTCCTTGTGGGGAAAGGGGATTGGTAAGGAAGCGGTTAAGTCAGCATTGTCATGGATAAAGAGCGGAGGCAAGGAATACGCTCATACAACTATACTTGATAATAATAAGAGGTCAATTAGTTTAATTAAAAGTCTTGGGTTTAAGAAATTTGGAAAGGCTAGGGAAGGTGAGTCTTGGTATCAAAGGAAACTATGAGTATTTTAACTGATAGTGTAATTTTAGTAACTGGTGGGACTGGCTCTTTAGGAACTGAGTTCACCAAGCAAGTCCTAAAGAAAAACCCAAAGTCTATCAGGATATATTCTCGTGGTGAGTATCTCCAATCTGAGATGCAGAGGATTTTCAATGATAACAGGTTGCGTTTTCTTATTGGTGATGTTAGGGATAAGGAAAGGTTATCAAGAGCAATGAATGGTGTGGATTTTGTTGTTCACACCGCTGCTTTGAAGAGGGTTGAGGTTTGCGAGTATAATCCTATGGAAGCCCACAAAACCAATGTAGATGGCTCAGAGAATGTGGTAAATTGTGCCATTGATAATAAGGTAAAGAAAGTGCTGGCAATTTCCTCTGATAAGGCTGTCCATCCTATAAATGTTTACGGAGTAACCAAACAGCACATGGAGAAGATAATCTTGGGGGGTAATATCTATGGGAATACGAAGTTTAGTTGTATCAGGTCTGGTAATTTTGAGGTTAGCAGAGGGAATGTATTTGATTTATGGAGACACCAGTTAGAGAATGAAAACGAGATTACCATAACTGATATTGAGATGAGCCGTTATTGGATTACCTTAGAAGGGATTGCGAAGTTTGTCATTCAGAGTTTAGAGATAATGAAGGGTGGAGAGATATTCGTGCCGAAGATGAGCAGGGTAGAACTAAAGGATATTCTGGCTACATTCAATCCTGATGTCAAGATTAAGGTTATTGGGAAAAGACCAGGAGAGAAATTGACTGAACTACTCTTCAATGAAGGTGAAGAACCGATAGAATACGAAGACTACTTTATGGTGAAGAATTGATTATCTGCGAGATAAGTCAAAACTTTAGCAATCTCTCCGAAGCCAGGGAATTAGTCTATTTGGCAAAAGAGAATGGCGGTGATATAGTCAAGGCACAATTATTTGATAGCTTAAAACTTTACGGAAGGCATACTCCCTCCGAGCTTTCCTTTGAGCAAGCCAAGATGTTATTTGATTATGGAAATGAAGTTGGTATTGAGGTGTTCTTCTCTGTGTTTGATGTAGAAAGAGTCAGGTGGTGTGAGGAGATTGGTGTTAAGAGGTATAAGATAGCTTGTGGAATGAGGGATACTTGTGTTCTTTCTGCTGTATATAATACTAATAAGTCAATCATAGTATCAGCTAGGTGGGATTTTCCTATAGACCATGGCTATGGGACAAGTATATATTGTCCTGAAGGTTACCCTCAAAGTAAGTTTAAGATGCCTGATTTCCTTTATCGTTATGATGTGGGCTTTTCTGACCATACAATCGGAATAGATGTTGCCAAGATAGCTCTAGCTCGAGAGGCGGAAATCATAGAGAAGCATTTTTGTATTGACCATCAAACGGGGATAGATGCCGAATGGTCTATGACGCCTATGGAGTTAGCCGAGTTGGTTAGATGGCAAGCTGTTTGTAAGGAGGTTTTATGAACGAATACCCTATGACCAGTGTAGGTGCTATCATAATTGCTAGAGAGCATTCCGAGAGGTGTCCAGGCAAAGCATTGGCAGATATTGAGGGGAAACCTGCTCTTTATCGTATGGTGGAGAGAGTAAGGGAAGCCAATTATATTGAGGATGTTATAATCGCTACCAGTTACGACTCACCAACAA